TAAATTTTCATCTGTGAGAATTGAAGAGATTTCTTCTTTAATTCTTGCAGCTCTTGCAAATACGTTCTCTTTGATGTACGTTTCGATTTGTCCAACAACTTCTTCGATACTGAAATTTTCAACTGCGCTTTTTACGGCATTCCACGTCTCTTCAATGACAGCTGCCAGTTTTTCCTTGATTTGTTTAATCAATGACGTTACAGTAATCTTTTCAATAATAGCTTTGATTGGGTCCTCAAGATTTTTGATTTTATTGAGAAAAGACAAAGCGTCATTAACAAGACCTGCAACAGAACCGATGATCGTGAAAAATGCACCAACCGCCCCGAAGACTTGAGGCATCAAATTACAAAAACCACCCAGAATACTTCCATTCGAATCTTTGTAATAAGAATTAAGATTTCTTAATAGGTTCACATCTCCGTTTCTGCAAGAAGTTACAATTTTGTTTGGTGTATAATTAAACCCACCAATAAAGTCTGCGTATTCAAGGAAAGAGATGGCGCCTTTTTCCCATCTTTCATTCAATTCTGGGTATTCGCCTAGTTGACTACTATTAAGAAAACTAGTGAGGTCCGTCATAGACCTGTAAAATGCGTCGCCGTATTGATCTACTGCCAATTCTACTGGGTCAAACAACCCATCTTTTTTAATGCCTTCTAAGAAATCAACTTTGAACTGTTCTATCGCATATACGTTAAGTTCCCCATTAGGTTTACTAGTGGGGGAGTTGCCAATCGCAAGTTTAGATTGGGTGATCTGATCATTTAAGTCAATACATTTGCTTGACATGTTTATCTCTCTCCAAAGTATCTAATTCCAGTAGGAGTTTCTACCAGTTCATAATCTTGGCCACCTATTCTGTATATAGTACCAGCTGTCAAATTATCTATTTCTAACATCGCTACACCCATGTTACTAAAATAATTTTGACCCTCTTGTGCGTGTGAAGGATCTGCATCGTCGTCTGTAGCCAACGCAATCGGCGCGTTCATGGACGCAATTTCACTGCTGAAACACGATGTAGACTTAGCTGGTGGTTCTGGCATTTCTGTTTGTTCTGCAACCACTGCATCAGGTGCTTCAGCAGGTTCTGCAGTTGTAGAAGAACCATTTGCAAGATCAATAATACCGCCGCCTGGATCAACATTCACGTTGTCACCAGCTTTGATGGAAACATTATCACCGTCACTTTGTAGTTTCAAATCTCCACCTGTCGCTTTGATGTTAAATCCAACGCCGCCTTTTGCTTCTTGGAATATCCCACCCTCAGATTCGAACCTGATAACACCGCCCGACTTCAAAGTAGAAACTTGAGATTGTTGTGTAAACATTTTCTTCGAAGACACATTAATATCGATATCAGACCTAATATTTAATTCTTTCTTTGCAAATATTGACATCGTAGAAACGTTTGCATCTAACATAACGTCCGCAGCTCTCATTTGAAGTTGGTCACTCGCATTCAAATACAATGCACCACCAACACCAAAAATTGCATTACCACGACAAATCATTTGATAGTCGCCTTCGATTTCTTCTATCTTGTTTCCCTTCACATAAACATATGCATCATTGTCTATCGTAACCATACTTGGTCCTTTGATGTAAACATGATGTTGTCTATCATTTATTTCATATTTGTCACCAACTGATTTGTGGGTTGTTGTACCACGAGCATCGATTTGTATATACGAACCCTCACTGTGATAGATCATAATTCTTTCTGCGCCAGGCGTGTCATCTATTTCAATAACGTGTTTTGCAGTTTCGATAACACGGTTGTGGGGATATCTTGCACCATATGCAGGATTTGGTTCACTCCAAGTTATGCGTTCACTTTCATCAGTAACCTCACTCTGGCCTGCAATGTACACGTCTTCAACACGGTTCATTTCCTGTTGCACGAGGTAAGTCTCTTCAAGGTTTTCACCTCTTGCAAGACGAGAGTTCTGTGGTTGACCGAAGTCTTGTGGTGTTGCGCCCCTAGCCACCAATTCACCGTTACAATCTGGAATGACGCCCCAACCCTGTTCTGACGGGTTCATCGGCGATGCAAATTGAGTTGGGATCAATCCAAGAACGAGTGGGTGTTGTGCTGCACGACCATCCAAGAACATTCCATACACGAAAGAATTCAGTGGAGGAATAAAACCATTGGGATCATAGTCGCCTTTGACAACCAAGGCCCAAGGAAGGTCCATTGTCGGTACCTGTCTGTTGTCTCCATGAATAGAGAATGCACGTACTTTGACACGACCTTCCAACTGAGGGTCGATATTATGTTCAACAACACCGATAAAAAATAACGGATTAGAAATCCCAATACCAGACTCAGACATCTATGTAATCTCCACTCCAATCATATTTTGTTAACGTCAAATTAGTATTTAAAACATTTTCACGTAACTGATTTGACACCGAAACGATCATATAGTTGCCAGAAAGTTGTTCGTTATAAGGGGATTCTGGATTTTGTACAACAGTAAATTTTGGGACTTTAACTTGTATAATAGAACCAGGCCTTAAATCCAATCTTCCTGTGATCGTTGCTTGTACCATAGTTCTGCCAAGTCTATGTTCATAAACAGTACGGTTTTGCAAAATTTCTGCAAAATGTTGATTTGCTCGTAAAGACTGCCCGTTCTCATCATAATAATCTTTAAACACGAGAAATCTTCTAGCGTTTTCTTCAGTGAAAGTTTCGTCCATAAATTCTCTTGTGTGTGGGTCCGTTTCAAGAGAATTCCTTCTTCCAGACATATCGATGTATTTCCCATCCCCATCTTCTGGGTAGTAGTAATCGATGTTTCTAACACGTCTTCTTATTAAGTCAACTTCAACAACTCTATTTCTATATGCGCCTGAAACAACATCAGATGCTGTATTTACCCGACTCGAATTTGAAAATGTTTTGAACGTGTTTGTTTGAATTTCTGGATTTGATGGGTCCATTGAATTTTGTGCGTTATATGCAAATATTTCAATGTCGTTGGTATTATCCAACCCACGTCTAATCAGAAATTCATCCGTCACAAAAAAGAAAGCAGAAAACGTTTCAAAGAACCTATAAGAACACGAAGGCGAATTTGTACTAAAAGACCTCTTAGTCAAAAACTCCATCGCATCGCTTGGCATCAAGCTTGGAATTACGGTTCGCATCAACCCCTCAGAAGGTTGAAGATAAAAGTGTCTATTGTTAGAATCTCTTATTTGGAACTTTTTACCGTCAAATGGGATGTTTTCTCTTCTAACGTTTGCAGCATTAGTTGTATCAGACAATCTACCAAAGTAGTTTCTGAATATTCTTTCTGCAATTTCTGAAGACTTCAAATCTCTGAAAGAATCACGAACACGTCTCAGACCACTCGTATAACTAATGCGTGATATGAAATTTAAAGTGAACATGAGACCTGTCAAATTTTCGATAGGTTGGACGTTAGTAACACTAATGATCTGACATCTCAATTCCAGTGGTTCAGGCATTTTGAGGTCAAACGTCTCTATGACAAGAGTTAACTCTTCTTCGCCTCTAATCTTAAATCCTTGGTTTTCCAAAGAACCAGTTGCATCCAAAACTGTTATTGACCCAACCCAGTTAGACCTATTGATGCTTTGCATAAGCTCAAGATCAGTCACGATGGGCGCAAGGTCTTGTCTTGCATTCCCATCTAAGGACTCTACAATAGCCTCTTTAATAACTGCATATGAAGGGTTAAATTCTGACATTACGTTTCTTCAGCGCGGATCGTTTCTTTGAATTCTCTAGTAAGTTGAGGAAGAAATCTATTATCAAAAAGAAATATTTCTTTCTTCGCCTCGTTTCTATCCCTTTCGTATTCGTATATTCTGTAAGCTTGCCACTCATCAGGAATGATACGTTTAATGATAATTTTACGTCCCTGTTCTGTACGCAAAATTACACGGTCTTCTTTACGAAGGTAAATCGTTCTAAACGATTCTGGAGCAAGGATAACCTGATCAACCATTCGTTAAACCTCTCTATAATAGTATACGACATTTTCGTCGTTGTCTGTGGACCTAGTCCAGTCAACAACGTCATCACCAATTTCACCAGAAACATCTTGATACTTTGATATTAGATACTGGTTAAAGGTTTCCTCATCCATTGGCCACTCATAATAGGGGTCAATGATTTGGTTTGCCATATAAACCAACCAGACGTAATCTACAGAACCATAATAGAACTGTGCAACATCTTCAGCACGCTCGTTCTGTTTAACGGTGTATGGAAGAAACAATAGAGGGTTCGTTGAAACCGATCTTAAAAATTGGTTTCGTCTTGTGATATCCCTTACAAGTTTACCATCGTATTTTATGACTGGAAAATTTTCAAAATATTTTGCCATGTCTTCCCCTAATTAATTGGTTTCAAAATCAACGTCAGCTTTCGTGTGTGCAGACATCTCTTGAAGGGTTAAACTAAGAGAAACGGAACCTGGCACACCACCCTGCATAATTGGAACAGTACCTGCGGCATTTTCATAACTCACATTCACGTCTTTCATCATACAAGGTTTAAATTTGGGGAAATACTTTCCGTTTACACCCAATAGTCTAATTTCTACTGTGGAAGGATATGTGAGGAACGTTTGTTCAAATACGCCTGGAATTAGGTCTTGTGTCGCAGGCAAAGCGTTTCTTTTTAGTAATTTAATTATTCTATCAATCGTTTCAGTTTCTGCTTGATTTGATGGATAAAGTTCCCAAGCAAAATTGAATGACCTCATATCAACGCCTTCAAACGCCAATGCTTCTTTTGGGTTTACAGTTGCGCCAGTAACCATATCAATCGTTCTGGCGATATCTCCACCAAGTTTACCTATTGTGTTTCTTAACAAGTATGCCGCCGCTCTACCCGCCTGTGCCTGTTCGATACCAGCAAATTGTGTAAGTGCATTACTAATTGCAGCGGTTGCACCTGCAGTACCCCCTGCGGCGAGGCCTCGACCCGCATCTTGTATAGCTCTTGATATGTCACCAGCGGCGTTAGAAAGTTGACCACGTAGGTCGCCCAAGTTTCCGCCACCGACGCCCGTTGCGCCAATCGCATTGACGACTGCTTCAGTCACCGCTTCTCTTTCAAACGCATTGATGCGCAACGAAGTGTTGTCTTGCAACTGTCTCGGAAACGGCAATTCAATACTACTGAAACCAGCCACTGTAGTAGAAATAGTGTTTGCTCTGTCCGTTAAAGACCTTCCAACACCACGAACTCTCGTTTGAAAGTATGCAGGATTGTTTTCATTTCTAGTGTATCCTGCATACGAATACTCCTTAAACGTAAACAGGATTGAATGTCCCGTTTTGTTTTCTGGAAAAGAATACAGGTTTGGGTTGCGTCTATATGCTTCTTGTAAGCGCGCTACCTCTGGTCTTTGTTGCGTTGTCATTTGATAAATGCCTTATAAATACATTGTACAGATCTATTTATAACTAAATTGCGAAATTGAAAATGGCATACAACGGCAGATTCCGTCCAAAGAACCCCGAAAAGTATAAAGGCGACCCAACTAATATTATTTATCGTAGTTTGTGGGAGCTTAAGTTCTTTAAGTGGTGTGACGAACATCCAGATACAATATGGTGGCAATCAGAAGAGATGGTGGTCCCATACACTTCTCCTATTGACAACAGAATACACAGATACTTCCCAGACGTAGTAGTGAAGATGAAAAAGAATGGTGGTGACACGAAAACGGTGATGGTCGAAATCAAACCACACAAACAGACTTTACCGCCTGATATAAAAAAGAAGAATTCCACGCCGACTGGACGAATATCTCGTAGGTATCTAAACGAAGTCAAGACTTGGGGCGTGAATGATGCAAAGTGGAGAGCAGCCCGTCAATTCTGTGCACAACGTGGTTGGGACTTTGTCATCATGACGGAAAGAGAATTAGGAATAAAGTAATGAAGAAGCCGAATAGAGAAAGACATCTAAGAAAAATGCAAAAACTTCGTAGAAAAATGTTAAAAGCATGGGCTACGAAGAAAAATGAAAAAGCAGTGAAGATTAGAAATAAGATAATTAAGAAGACTTTAAAGAATAAGGACCAATAATGGTTGCGAAACTGTTCGATACAATTCTACTAAAAGGCATCCGTTCTGGACAAGTTCCCGCACGTACTGATGCTGCACGTGAATGGTATCGTAATCAAGCGGCTAAAGCTACCAAAAAGGGTCCTATCGATTCGACAAAAATACAAAACGAATTGAAAGACAGAAGAAAAGACGTTTCTGCAATCGGAAATATGTATTTCTTTGCGTACGAAGCAAAACATGCAGATAAATTACCTTATTATGACCAGTTTCCATTGATATTTCCAATAGGTCCTGCTCCTGGCGGGTTTTTGGGTCTGAACATGCACTATCTTCCCCCAGTATTGAGGGCAAAACTTATGGACGCTTTGTACGACACCGTTACGAATGATAAGTATGACGAAACCACAAGGTTGAACTTGTCATATAAAGTTTTGAATGGGGCTTCTAAATTTAATGAATTCAAACCAACAATCAAGCATTATTTAAATGTACAAACACGATCTAGATTTTTCTATGTCAATCCTACAGAATGGGATATTGCGTTGTTTTTACCAACTGCGAAATTTGTGGGCGCAACGAAGAGTAAAGTCTATGCAGACTCACGTAAAATTATAAGGAACGGATAATGTCATTTCGCATATCAGAATTCAAATCGACGTTTGATCAGTTTGGTGGTCCAGCACACCCTAGTCTTTTTCAAGTTACGATAACAGGGTACCCAAATACTGTCAACTCATTATTGGGTTCGAAGGAATTAACCTTTTTTTGCAAAACTGCAACCATTCCCGCTATTAACCTTAACGTCGCCATTTACGAATCCGTGGCAGCAATGCCAAAACAATTCCCAATGAGTGTCCAGAATGCACCATTAAGTACAATTTTCTTAGTGGACAGTGACCACGAAATAATGAAGTTCATGCATTCTTGGATGCAGTCCGTTATTAATATCGGCACTGCAGGAGGAAATCTTTCTGAAGACAATGGGAAGTTGCCATTTGAAATTGGTTACAAGGATGAATATTCTTGCCGAATGTCAGTAAAACATTTTTCTGTAGACAACGACCCGTCAAGATATTACGAAGTCATCTTAGATAAAGCATGGCCTAGTGCAATTGGTGACTTAGACCTTGCATGGGAAACAAACAATTCTTATTTGACGCTTCCAGTTGCTTTCTCATATGACAGGATAGAGTATTCTGGACTAAGACCCGGCTCCCCAACTTCAAGATTGGGTAGAGGAAGTGGTTTCTTTGATATCCTCGGCGCGATTGCAGGGTTTGCAGGAGTTGTTCGACAAACTGTTAACCAGAGAGGTTCACCAGATAGTATTCAAGACATCGTGAACAGATTCCAACGTGTAAATAATTCATTTGATAACCTAACTAGAAGTATAGGATTGTAATAAGGAGAATATATTATGTCTTTGCCTAAAATTGACTTGCCAATTTTTGAACTTAAACTACCTTCAACGGGAAAGAAAATAAAATACAGACCATTTACGGTCAAGGAAGAAAAGATACTCTTGGTAGCACAAGAGTCCAATGACCGTGAACAAGAGTTACTTGCAGCTCGTCAGATCGTAAACAACTGTCTGATAAACATAGATGTTTCGAAATTGGCAATGTTCGACTTAGAATACGTTTTAATGGTTCTTCGTTCACGTTCTATTGATAACAACGTAAAGTTCAGTATTAAAGACCCAGAAACACAAGAAAGAGTGGAATTGGAGATTAATATTGACGAGGTTACAGTAACTAAAGATAAAGAACACACAAATAAGATTAAAGTTAATGATAAATTTGTTTTGTTTTTGAAATATCCAACTATTGATCAGTTCGCTCAGATTATTAAAATGGACGCAACTGATCCTTTGGTTAACTACTATGTCATGGTTTCTTGTTTGGATCAATTGGCTTCAGAAGAAGAAACCTACAATTTTAAAGATTACAGCCAAGAAGAAATTGACGACTTCATGAATGATATGACTGGAGAAGTTATGAAAGGTATTCAGAAATTTTTTGAAACGATGCCTAAACTTCGTCATGAGTGTAAGTATATAAACAAAAATGGTAAAGAACAGACTTTTGTTATTGAAGGAATGCGAAGTTTTTTCGTCTAACGCTGTGTCATATGAGTTTGAAAGAATATTATCAAATGGTTTTTTCATTGGCACAGCATCATAAATATTCCATAAGTGACATAGAAAATTTAATACCTTATGAACGGGACTTGTATTTCTCATTGTTGATACAATTCATTGAAAAACAAAAAGAACAAAATAATCAGAGAAGATAAATGGCAATCAGTCCAGAAACAGAAGCGATTATAGATCGACTAAAAGCAGAAGGTCAATTGACCCGCAATAGCGGGGCCAATTCTATTCGTTCTGTTAAAATTCAACTAAATCGTTTTGAAGATGTGTTCAACACCATATCTGCAAATATTGCCGAACAAACTAACATTCTCAGAAAATCAATGTCAATTCAGGAAGAGGCAATAGAAGCTAGAAGACGTGAAGAAGACATTGACGAACTAAGACCTGAACCACCCACTACAGATACTACCGAACCTGACACCACTAGTTCATCAGAGAAAGAAAAGGGGAAAGGTCTTTTCGATCTACTCATGGGTGGTGGTGTCCTTGGACTAATGAAAAATATTTTTATAGGTGGCGCTGGACTTTTTGTTGCATATAATTTCGCAAAAGGAATCATAGATCAAAAAACGGGTGGTGGGTTCTCTCGTTTTGAAGAAAGTATGATCAATACGTTTAGAGAAGTAGACTGGACTGCACTCGGCAATTCCTTCATAGAATTTGCAACCAAAGTTCCTGAAGCAGTAACAGCTATTAGCAATTTTCTCACTGATCCTTTAAGTCTTATTCTCGCAGGAGCTGGTCTCACTGCGGCAGGCATCATGTCGGGGTTCGCTGGCGGTGCACTCGCACGAGGGGTGACTAGAGGTATCATCGAAGGTGTATTGGGTACTGGCGGCGGACAGGACGGTCCTCGTAGAGGTCCTAGGGGAGGTTTAATTAACCTTAGAAACGTTGCCCGTGCGGGTGCGCTTGGTATACTTGTTGGTGGTTTAGAATATTTCTCAGAAGATGTAAAAAATTGGTTGAAAAATCAAGGTATGCCTGAGGATTGGGCAAACGAAACAGTTGACAGTGCGATCACAATTGGTACATTTACTTCTATGGGAATGATGTTTGGTCCAAAAGGAGCTTTAGTAGGTGCGGCGATTGGCACCGCATATGTTCTTGGTAGAAAAATATATGAGTGGTTTGAAGGACGCCGTGCAGCTGCTGCTCTGGCCGCCCAAGAAAGATTAGATGCAATAAACGTCATTACTGGCGAGGGATTGGGTGATGCGACTGGGGCGGCAAATACCGTAGTTTCTGGGGTCACTACAACAACTGATGAAGCGCGAAGCCTTCTTGCAGAACAGATGAATGAGAGAGTCGCAGAAATTTTCGAAAGGGTTCGACAAGGAATGGAGTTAACTCCAGAAGAAATCGAAACCCTGAGAGAAGCGTTCAACGCAGCGGATGTTGAAATAGCCTCTCAAAGACTAATGAATATTCAAACAGAATTGATGAATGCAATTAATACTGGTTTGGATGGATTAGGAACTACAGAAGGAGACTTAGGATTTTCTAGAGCTGTTACCATGTTAGAAAATCTAAAAAGACTTTCTGAAATGGACCCAGACAATATATCTCTTAGCACCCTATACAATCAAAGTTTGAGTAGTTTAACGGGTCGTGCAGGTTTGGGAGGTTTAGGCGATTTCTCAGTAGGTAGCGAAGATGTAGAAGCTTTAACACCAATTCAAAGAGAAGCACTAGAAAGACTAAGAGGACTTGAATATTTACAAGATACAATGCCAGAACGTCCCGAATCAATTCCCCTATCAAGTAGCGAAGTTATAGACTTGATTTCACAAGCGGGTGCGTCTGGAACAACGCCATCAATTGTTATTGGTAGATTGGGCGGAGATACATTCCAAACTGTTAACAGTACAAGAGCGGGTGATATGAACATCGCAGACACCAAAGTCTTCAACGGCAATCAAGGCGGTACAATGAGTCCTTTAAGTCTGCAGGCTTAAACCGCAAAACTTTCACCACATCCACATGATGCGGTTGCATTTGGATTTACAACTTTCAGGTAACTTCCACCAAGTTCTTGGATGTAATCAACAGTACATCCAAATAAAAACATTTCAGCCATAACATCTACAACGAGTATGTCGTCTACAAGATTTCCATTTTCTGTAGTGTCAGTGAAATTCCATTCATATTGAAACCCAGAACAACCCCCACCTCTAACATTCAAAGAAACGTATTTTTTTCCACTACTATCCAACATTTTTGATAGGTAGTTATGGGCCGTTTCGGTGATTGTCAAGTTCATGGGGGTTGCTCCTTTTCAAATTCTAATGATATAGATTATTTAGGGTCTCTATTGTTAATTTCAAGCATCAGTTTCTTAGCTTCTTCATAGTAACCTTGACGAGTGAGTTCTGCCGCTGCACGGCAGCGTCCAACATCCTCGAAAAAAATAATAAGGCTATCAACTTTCTTTGAAACTATTTCACAAAAAGCGCAGTAGGTAGCAGATAAAGTATTCATTACATGGTCTCCCTGTTATCAAAGTGTATTTCCATCGCAATAGAACGGATCATACTACGATTAATGCCAATGTCATAAAGTTCTCTATCGCTCAATGCGCTAAGTTCTTTAATAGTTCTGTTAATTTCCCAGTAACGGGATAGTGATTTATCCAGTCTTTTGAACCAGTCAAACACCAAGTTCAGGCCGATTTTGTCAGCCGCATATACTAGTGTAGTCATAACTACAACTCTCCTTTTGTATGTGATAAATGATATGTGTTTTGGTATGATTGAATCGCATACCCGATATGCACCCATTAAAAAAGGGACCCGAAGGCCCCTGATTTGTGTCACTTGTCTTCGGTGTCTCGTCGACTGACGAAACTGTAAAGTTCTTTTGCTTTGTCCATTAATTCTTCTACAGAATACATCTTGTACATTCCTTGAAGTTCTTCTGCAGTCTTTTTGCCTTGATCCATCATCTTTTCAGCGAACTGAATATTCATGTGGTATTGCTGGTCCATATAGTCTTTTGCAAGCTGGAGCATCTCTGCACGGATTTCGAATGGGTTCTTGTTTGACATCACTTTTGACCTTTCAAAACATCAGCAAACTTATCGACATTTTTATCAAGGTCGTCAAGTTGAGATTTGAAGAAGTTATTTGTGTATGCATTGGTAGCTTTTGTATAAGCTTTCCATCCCTGCACCTTTAGGTCTACCATTGAGTCCCAAAAGGTTTTGTTGTGATCGAACAATTGATTTAAATTGTAAAACATTTTTTTCTCCTGTTTGTGTGTGTGGTGAAAGAGGGGGATAATTCCCCCTCAATTTTATTTATATGCAATTAGTCAGACTCAGTCAAGAATTCTTGAGTTGTTCTTGATGTGTTACCAATGGCAATTTTGCGAGGTTTCTTTTCCTCTGGAATTACATTTTCAAGATCAATGTAGAGGATGCCATTGTGGTAATCGGCACCGCGAACTACGATTGTATCTGAAAGTGTAAAACTACGGCGGAACTGACGTGTCGAAATACCTTTGTGTAGGTATACGGTTTTATCGTCTTCCTTTTTCTTTCCTTCCACATATAGAATACCGTCTTTCAATTCGATGGAAAGTTCATCTTCTGCGAACCCAGCTACAGCGATATCAATCGTGTAGTTGTTCTCATCTACTTTAACGATATTGTATGGGGGATAATTTGACTGTCCTACGGCCGTTTGATGCATACGATCTAGTACACGGTCAAAACCAATAAAGAACGGGTCATTGAGCATATCAGCTCTAAAAGTGCGAGTATTCATTTGCTATCTCCTTTACTAAGCAAGATTTGATTTATGTGCCCGATTTCGGCGCACGACCATATTTATAACACAAAACGACCCATTTGTCAATCAAATTGTAGAAAAAATTACTTTCTCCCTATATTATATTTCACAGTCAAATCCCATTGATCTTTTTCTTTGTAAGAAATGATCTTGATGTGGTTCAACGGTGCTACTGGAGATTTGGTTTTTTCTGGGTCTACAACTTCTAAGAGTTCCCATTCCTCTAGAAGATTTACGATTGTATTTCTTCTAGACATGTCTTCTTCAGTAAATGTGTTTTGTTTTCCATCAAGGATAAACAACTCTTTAAAATGCAGAATTGCATAACGTCCTTTTTTGTGTAGGATGTGACAAGACTGATATAGTCTTTTTTCTTTTCTTGAAGAGATGCCAATTCTTGTAAGAGTTTCTTTGATTTTTAAGAAACTATCGTCAGAAGGCAGTTTAATCTCTACACCAACGCCCTTAAAAATATCTTCGTTCATAATACATGTTCACCTTTTTTATAATTTATTGTTATGGGTGGTGTTGACCATGATCAACGAAAGTATTTATTAAAAAAACTTTTTAACCCCCCTGAAACAACTTACTATGAACATGTTCCATTTGGTCTTTTGAAAGAACTTTATAGTACTGTTTTGCGACCGTTCTGTTGCACTGGTAAACTTCTTGGATTGCATCAAGGTCTTCACTTGGTTCAGACTTGTGCCATTTAGAAAATCGTTTGCGTTTACGCAGTGCATTAAGGTAATAACGAAACTGGCCGTCAAGGAACATTTCAGTCCTCTGATTCATTTCGTTAGCGTGCAAGATGGTGTCTTCGAAGTAAGAGAACCCACGATTAATGATATAAGCATTATACTGCTTTTCAGCCAGTTCTGGATTTTCGTTGTCACGAATGAGGTCTCTCTTGTCAAAGGAAACCGCATTCATGAAGTCAAATGGTGTAAATTCTTTGCTCATAATTTATCTCTTTCAGAGGTTCAAAACTCTCATCAATATACATCATAGAAAACTGAGTTGGATAATGTTTTAGTAGACGGCGAGCTTCTTCACGAATTTGTTTAGGGACACGAGGCGTTTTCTTTGGATTACATAGGTCAAGTAGAAACCGTTCTGTATGTAAAACTGCTCTGGTACGTTCAGCCGGGATAGTCATTTTTAAGGTCCTCAATAGTTTTCAAAATCTCATTGAACTCTTTCGCACAGCTTGGACAGACATCATAATTGATAAGACCCTCGTTTGTCTCGACTTTTAGTTTGAAAGAGTTCTTCTTATCAAACTTGTTTTCGCAGTAAAAACAATTACAAGTATTCTTGTCAATTAGTTTGTCCATCCACTTGCCCATATTACACCACTACTCAATAAAAGTCAATCAAAATTTTAGCAATGACGTTTATCACTGCAAAGGAACTTAGTAAAATGCCAATAATATTGAGAGTTTTCAACTGTTTGATACTGTCAAATATTTTTTGGTCTGTGCTAATTCTTTCAAGGATACTGATCTGGTGCAATTGAGGAATACCGATACCTTCTTTCTTCTCTTGGTAGATGTAACTCCAACCTTCGTGTTCAATTCTAGCAACAACTTTGTCGCCCTCGTTAATTGCCTTGTCAATAATACACTGATAACCATGAGGCAGTCTGTGTGCGATTGCCATATCAATAAGCATTGGAATTTCAGTATCGGTGACTACCACAACGTGAGTGGACACACTCACATGGCTGTTTTGTTGAAATTTGGTATTGAAACCAACCAGAAATGTTTCGTTATCGATATTGTTTACGGCGCTCAATTGAACTTCTACCAAATGAGCTTTGATGCCGTTTTGATTTAAGATGTTAAATATGATATCGCTTACACTGATGCAGTAACCTTCCCCCATCTTTGCAAGTCCAGATTCGATCAATTGTGAAAGAAGGTCTTTCACCTTTTCATATTCTTTTGTAGATTGGAGAGCATCACTTTTTGTAATGATAGTCTTTTTTGTTTTTGATTTTGAATTGAATTCACTGCTGTTAACATTACTAATAGAGATGGGTTTGTTTCTCCAATCCATGATTATTTGTACTCCGATTCGATCATGATTTCGGTTAGGTATGCCACCATATTTATTTCAGGATCAGCGACGAAGTTGGATTTGTACATATAATCTGCAGTTGTCACAACGAAGCCTGGGAGACTGCGAAGTTCAACACGGTCAGTTGCGGCGTCATAGATTGCACGGAACATCTCGTTCATGTCTTGATCTGAATTTCGAGCAACCCACTTGCGCATCTCAGTGAAGTTCTTTTCCTTGAGCAGTTTGAACAGTTCATCAATACTCTCTGCTTTCAGATTGACAAAGATGCCTTCATCAATAGAACCAGAGGCCGCGTATGATTGAAGTTCAGTCAATACACGACGAAAGTCTGGGAAATACTTTTGAATGACTTTCGCCACAACAGTTTTGTTGTAGTTGACACCCTCTTGTTCAAGAATTGCAAGAACTCTTTTATAGAACTGTCCCGCCAAGGCAGGTTTGTCTTCACTGTCAATACTAAAATCAATCTCAGACAAACGAGAACGTAGAGGCGAAATGATGCGGTTCTTAAAGTTGCAAGTGAAGATGAACCCACAGTTCGAAGAGTATTCTTCGATGAAGTTACGAAGTGCGGGCTGAACAGTTGCAGCGTTTAGGTAATCAGCCTCGTCAAAGATGACGTACTTACGACCACCCGTCAAGGACACCGCAGACGCAAATGTTGAAATGTCGTAACGAATAGAATCGATGTTGACATTCAACGAACCATTCTTTACAATGTAATCACACCCCATCTCTTTCAACATAGCCTTTGCAACTGTAGTTTTACCTACACCAGGCCCACCCGTCAAAAGAAGATTGGGGACGTTTTCGTCTTTGATAAATCTTTGGAATATTTTTTTGGTTGATTCTGGAAGAATTGTATCTTCGATCAACTGGGGTCGATATTTTTCAACCCATAGTACTTCGTCTACTTTAACAGTAAGGCCTTCGTTCATTGCATCACCATGCTCATAATAAGGATAAAGGTTTAAGGGGGCGGTCATCCGCCCCCTATTTTGGACAAAAGCCCTTATATTTACTGACGAACCTTGCCAGCTAGTTCACCCTCTTCAGGCATAGCGACTGGTACTTGTACGTCGCCTGGATTTTCCTCTGAACGAGGTGCGTTTTGGTTTACATACGCAACCATTTTGTTGCGAAGCATACCTACGCCTGCAAGTTCTTGTCCTTCGAACCCACCGCGTCTCGACACAGCATCAATGACCTGTACCATAGTAGAAATATCACCTAGAGTGATAGTGATTTGTTGTTGCATGTTATTCTCCATGAGTAATTACCCCTTTTTATAAGTCGACTTAGAATCAATAGCCACAAAATAAGTGACGTTTTCACCTTTAAACTCAGAGATACCTTTTGAACTAAGCGTAACTCTGTAGTCTTGTGGCAGTAGTTTAAGATTATCTTTTTTGATAATAACCTTAAACTCATCGGCAGTTTCACCAATCTCGACACCGTAGTCGTCGGTTGCTTCATTAGTGCTGTCGATAGCTTTTAAGTAACATTTACCGTCAACGCCGATAAACGCAACTTGGTTGAACTGAAGAACGCCTGCGGCCTTCAGAACAGATTGCAGATCGTCCAATGACACATCAACCTCTACATCCCTAGAAGGAATTTGTACATCCTTTTCAGGAGCAGCATGAATCATTGAAATATCTGCGAAAAGATATTTCGTCCTGCGTTTGCCCTCAGAAATAATGAAGTATTTATCATGAAACTCTACCTCAGGGTCGTTATATAGCGATAAAATCGACAAAAATCGAGAAAGATCGTAAATACACGCATCAGAGGGGATTTCATCTGGGATGGTTGCATTAGCCATCAAGGTACGTTCTGGAGTAATCGTCTTAAGAACGTTACCTTTTTTCAACTGAATAGACTTGTTGATTGTTGCAAAACTCTTAAGAATGGTAAGAGTACGTTCACTGAATTTCATTATGTAATTTTCTCCTTTGAGTTTTATTAAACTTGTATCACTATACACCATTATTCAAGTAATGTCAAGACCTAATTATCCGTAGATTATCTTATATTGTTGCATTCTAAGAATTCTATTATAGTCCACAGTTTGCTGGACCAAAGACAAGTCAGCATTGTATTGTTTTGCGCTGTGAAGGAATGCAGATGCGTCCTTGGGGAAACAGTGTCCCCACCAGCCACGTTCTTTTGTCACGTAACTATGATCAGGACTAATGCGTTCATCCAAACAAATGTACTTACGAACCGTTTCAAAGTCTGTTGATGTTTGTTCACAGAAGTCGTATATCTGATTGAAGAAACTGACCTTCATTGCAAGGAAACTGTTTGTAGAATACTTTACGAGAATTGCTTCTTCGTTGGTGCAGTGATGTACTTCTAGATTTTCGAACCTGTCAGTGAATAGATTAGTCCAGAATTTATCAGTGTCATTGCCAACGATGATATACTTCTGGTTAAGGAAGTCCTCTTCGGCTGTGGCAGCTCGCAAAAATTCAGGGCTGAAAGATATTTTTTTGTCTGGGTATGCGCAAGCAATCTGTTCCCAACCTTCAACACTAATTGTTGATTTGATAAGAATAGGAACATCAGGGCAATTTGATATCACATCAAAGACATTCCCCATATAACAAGACCCATCTTCATCCATTGGCGTCGAAACACAAATGATGACCGCTTCAGTGTCTTGACTGATTGGATAATTCCACTCTTCGTATTGTGGGTCTACGATTTCAATTTGGTGCGTGTTTTCGAAGGCCTTCACACAAGAACGTCCAACGAAACCGTAACCAGCTACTGTTATTTTCATATTCACTTCCTCATAAAGAATTGACAAGACGCATTTTCGCCTTGTGTAAATTCTCTGTATAGATTGATTGCTTCTTCCACGCATTCAAGTTCAGTAACATATTCGGCATAACGAGTGTATTTCACTTCGTCTTTAGCGTGAGTGTTTACAATCACATCTATTACAAAAAGAACCCACACCGTTCAATCCTCTCCTGCGATTGCTGATAGTGCTGCTTCCTGTGCTGTCATCA